TTCCATAGTTCTGCTTCTAAATTAAGGTCGCAATAATATTTATAATAAAATAGGGTAGATTTCTCTACCCTTCTCTAAAAGTGCGACCTTGTTAGAGCACTTTTATTTAGACATATAATCAAAGGGTAATTCCCAACTCATATTTTGCCAGCAAATATTCTTTAACCAAAGATGAACGGACAATATCATTAATCCCAAATTCTATTATATCAAATGAAGGCATTTTTCTAATGATATTCATAAAATCAATAATACCATTTCTTTCACTTGTTTTAATTAAATCAGATTGGGTAGCATCACCACAGAAACAAATTCTACTATTTTCACCTACACGAGTAATAATTGAATCTAATTCGTGCCCATTAAGATTGGAAAATTCATCTACAATAATAATAGAGTTGTCTAAAGTCGTCCCTCTGATAAATGAAGTGCTCCAGAACTTAATCGTTTCCTGAGACTTTAAGTTTCCATAAAGCATCTCAAAGTCAGCATCAGAAGGCATCTGGAACATATACTTCACCATATTCTTATAAGGAATCTGATAAATATCTGCCTTATCTTCATGAGATCCAGGAAGAAAACCAATCTCTCTTGTAGCGACTAGTGAACGAACAAGATAGATTCTTTCATAAGGAGTTGACTCATCAAGAACGTCTTGCAAGGCATTGTAAAGAGAGATAAAAGTCTTACCTGTTCCAGCACATCCATAAGCAACTAGATGTTTTCCAGCAGCATAAGATTCAAATAGACGTTTTTGATTATCAGTAAGAGGATCGATATCAATTAAGTATTCAGCACTGAGAGGTTTTCTCCTCTTCATTTGTTTTGCAGTCAAACCAACTCCGATTGGTTGATCATTTGTTCTTTTTCTTCTTGCCATATTAGAGTTTTTTAACGGTTGAACCTGGTGCCTTACTGGCTTTTTCTAATACATCATTCCATCCAGGATTGCGATTGATGAGTTTATTTCTCCACTCACCAACTTCTCCAGGAGAAGGACAAGTGGAGGGATCAGACCAATCGCGGGTCCATTCAGGATTATCTTTTTTCCACTGGTCCCAGTCGTGGATACTCATTTCCACTTCTTTCTGTTCACCAGTTTTTGTATTCACTACGGGGTACGTTGGCATTGTTATAATTTCAAGATAATTTATTTAGACCCATTCAAGGGCTTCAGCAACAGTTGGGAATTGTTTGGTAAATACTTTCTTACATTCCAGAGCAATATCCATATGTTCTTTCTGAGTTCCATTAGCAGAACGAAGATTGATATAATGAATCCAGCTACGGCAGGATCCCGTCATATAGATGCGTGTGGGCGTCGCTAAGGGCAATACGAACCTTGCACACTCTTTTGCTACTCCCTTATCCAAAAGTTCTTTGTAGAGTTCCATAGACCCCTGAAAATGATCATTAATCTTCAACCAGAGATCCTGTTTCATATCTTCAGAAAGATCATCAATCGAGTTCTGACGATTCTTGGTATCCTGACGACGAAGGTCTGGTACAGGAATCGTTTCACTCAACAAAGAACTATCTGCATAACGCTGAGAAAACTCTTGAAAGGTAAAACTACGGTGGCGCAGAATTTGTGCCGCAATACCACGATTAGTCTCAATTTCAAGACTCATAGACGACTGCTCAAAAACAGACCAATGATTGTGCTTAATACAATAACGTAGCAGACCTGCATAGTTTTCAGAATCTTGATTCGCTGGATTAGAAACCCTAGCAATATATGCCATTGTTTGTTCTGCATCGGGAGTCACACTGATAAGTTTTACGGTCATTTACCAAATCCTTTTGATGTTTTTGCTTCAAGTTGAGTGAGTTCTTCTTCCAAAACTCTTAACTGCGATTTCATTTCTATAAGTTGGTTAGCAGAATACAAATGCTCTTGTTTGATTAATCTGCGGAGCAACTTCATCATTTTTCTAGCTCGACTAGTCATCTAAATCAGAATCCTCAAAAATTTCATCGTAATCTAAAATTGGTCTTTTTCTGACTTCTGGTTCCGTATACTTGTTATATGCAGAAACATCAGAATAAACTTCTGCTTTCAGAGAATCAACCAAGAGTTCTAGATTACGAACAATGAGTTTTAGTTTGTCTCTGTCCATAAAATACTATTCTCTTGAGGTATTTTAACATAAAAAAAGGGGGGAATCAACCCCCCGATTTCTATTTGAATAAAAATTGAATATAAAGCGACAATAAAGTAATTACAACCGCACAACCTGCGGTAATTTGTAATACTGCGAACATCACTTTGCTCCAACGAGTTGTGCTAGTTGTGCCTGATGACGACGCTCTTCTTTTTGTTTTTGTTCTTTGATGATTTGTAGGAAGTTAAGTTTCTTCATTTGTGCCCCTCCTTTACGAACTTAACACCACGATAGGTTTCGTTGTATTGTTGGGCTTGTTGTTGCATTTGCTGCTGATACTGAATACGCTTTTCGGTATCGTATTCAACACCTCTGTATACGACTTTAGACATTAGGTTTTCTCCTTAGTTTTTGAGGTTAAAGAGCGTTCCTTCAGTCGGCTTTTGCGTCTATTTTGCACTCTTTTGGTGAGATTTGTTTAATCTCCCAAATAAGTTCATTTTTTGCTTGTTTAGGAATGTCCTGCTTGTGGACTCTTCCAGCAATCAATTGTGCTTGTAAACAAGTTAGAATGAGTGCTTCCATAGATGAACGATCCGTTCCGAGTCGGCTTACTTCCGTCCTATTCAGTTTAGCACTTAAGTTTCACAACATCCTTTCGGAGTTCTGACAGCAATCGGTCTTCTCTTCTTTGGTCTACTACATCGTCGTTTTTAACGATGTCCATTAGTTCCCACGCTGCGTCGCAACTTATTGTCACTTGATTGGATTTGGCAAGTTGAGGCGTAGAGATAGAAAGAAGTGGAACCCATGCTAAAAGCAAAAGTGCTTTAGTCATAGGATGAACGTTAGGGGATTATTATACCCCTATCCATTGTATATAGTCAAGTATGTGTGTATTTCCTGATACAATTTTAAAAAACTTTAAGAACTCAAAATTTTGCCGGGAAATTTCCCCCCGATCCTGGGAATCACTTACGCTTTTTGGTTTTGGGTGCTTGATAACCCCATGTCTTTGGATTGTATCTGCCATATCCAAAGCTAATGCTTTTTAGATTCTCACGAAACTTATCCCAATACATATCAAACAAACGAGTTCTCGTACCTCGTGTAAGATCATAGCAAAGGTTATCATCTACCACGTACTTAACAATATAAGCATCATTAGGTGCTTCTTTAGTACGAACATCATCATATGAACCATTTTCTAAAATAATTTCACAACCGTAGCGCGATTTGCAGGTTTCTTTTTCTGCTGTTGTCCAATGGTCCATATGCTTTTCCTGTGTCTTTTCAACAACTTGACTCACGAACGACCTCCCCAATGAATATCGGGATATGCTTCAGAAACAATTTCTTTTGTAATCTTATACTTATCCGCAAGTTTTTTATCTTTTACAAGGCAAATAATCTCAGCTTCAAGAGGATGAAGTCCTTGGAGAAGATTGATAAACATTGATTCTCTACGAATGTTATTCAATCCATCATTACCACCTTTGATAAAATGATAGAAGTTCTTATATTCTTTGCGAATTGTCGTATGACCTTGCTTATCGCTAGAACCTAGGGAGAAGGATCCAGTTTCGTGCATTTTACGAACTTCTTCTGTAATTTTTGTAGAGAGATTACCAGAATGAATAGTTTGATCTTCAAATGCAGAATATGGAACTGGTCCTTCAGGAAGCATTGAAATTATACTTTCGTCAAAATTCCAAATTAAAATCGCCTTTAAGCAAGGTTCTGCATATTTAACTAGAACTTCTACTTTTTTAGCATTACTTTTTTGTTTCGATACTAAATCAAGAACTTCAAAAAGAAATGGATTTCTAGGTAAATTAGGAATTATCGCAGGAGCAACAGGTTTTTTAGCTGTTACTACTTGAGATTTAGTTGTCGTCTTCTGTGTTGTCTTCTTCGTCGTAGTCATGATAGTTTTCAAAGTTAAATGCGATCACCTCATCTGGAATCAAGTTTCCCTGATTATCAAACATTTCGGGGTGAGGTCTTGGAATTTCCCGATAGTTCATCATATATTCTCGTGCTACCCAACCTACCATTACTCCCACTATAAGAAACAAAACGGTTAGAAAGGAACCGAATACTAAACTAACTGCTAACATTTCTTTTTCTCCGGGAAACTACTTTTCTTTTCCTTGATTTTAAGGAAAACTCAAAATAGACAGTTACTTCCCGATTTAGAAAGCAAACTATCTTCTCAAAAATGATGTGAAATGGTTGAGTTTGCTTTCTTTTACCTCCATTAAGAATAAGTTCAACACCACGATTTTTGTGGTTAGAATTATTTATGTTAGGATTAGACAATTTGATTTTCTTTTAGGAATTTTACAGTATCTGTACATCCACCAAGTTTTTTATCATTACAGACAACTTGAGGAAATGTAGATCCTTTACCAAATTCAGAATAAAATTCTTCTTTGGTAAAATGCTCCCCTAAATTATAAACCACAAAGCTGCTTCCTGTCAACTCTAATACTTTTTTAACACGATAGCAGTGTGGGCAACCC